AGGAAATTCAGACCCAGTTTATCAGTTTCAATTTGGAGGCGCACAACCTGTTAGAATTTTGCTACCCGTGCCGTTTAGTGTTGTAGATGCCGGTTATGAGATTAAGACGAATAAACAAAATTCATTGGCAGTTGACGGAACAGCAATGAAATATACAACAGTCGATGCGGTTAATGAAGGGATTGTTTATAAAAGAACTATTTCACAAATAAGAGCTTTGTCCGGAACTTTATCAAACAATAGTTTTTACACAACGGATTTAGAAAAAGAAGGTAATTGGTATTATGATTCAACTGATATAACAAGTATAGATAATACAGGAACCATTTTAGTAACAGCAGATGGAAAGAGGATAAAGAGAATTTACGAAACAGAAGTTTATGTAAATTGGTTCAACCCTATTGGAAATGGTATTGCAGATGACTCAACTATTTTACAAAAAGCTATTGACGCAACTCCAGTTGGAGGCACTATAATCTTTAATAACAACACAAAATACGCAATACTTACCAGTCTAATAATCGACAAGTCTTTAGAATTAGAAGGCAATGGAGCGTCTTTAGTGCTAACTTCTGGTATTTATGGAATTAAGTTGGAAAAAATGATAACTTCTGGTCACGCTGGTAATTATTTTAATACAATTATTAATAGTAATTCTTTCACTATTCCAATAGGAATGACAATTAAAGAGGGTGATTTTCTTTTTCTATATTCAAATACTGAAAGAATGTCAGGCACTAAATTTGGCGACTATGCGTTAGTTAAAAAAATAGATAGTGGAGTGGCGTATATAGCATCCCCTTTTTTATATAGCTATCAAGTTGACCACATACTGGTTTATGATGGTGTTGATAAATCTTCTATTAAAAATCTTACTATTGACGCTAGAAATGTACCCGTTTTAGATTCAAATACCCATGTATATGGTATATCTTTTTATGGGACAAATATAAATATAGAAAAATGTACAGTTTTAGGCAATGATTACTGTGGGGCAGGTATATTAGCTAACGGAATAAACTCTACAATAAAAGATTGCTACGTTTCTGGGTTTTTGAACACACAAGGTGCTGGAGGTACAGGTAGAATTGGGTATGGTATATCAGTGGGTGGGCATAACATTGTAGTCGACCATTGTTCTACTATAGATAATAAGCACAACATAATGGCAGGCTCTGGTTTAGTTATGAGTAGAAAAATAACTTACTTAAATAATTATACCACACAAGACATGTCTAGATTCGGTGAACTCGCTGTACAAGGGGGTACTTTATTTGGGCATTCTGTAGATTGCCACGCTAATGTTTTAGACCTAATAGTTAAAAATAACTGGATAGAGGGGCAGAACATAGTAATGGGTATTAGAAATGGTACATTTAAGATTAAAGATAATAGAATAGTAATGCTAGGTAGGACAGGTATTGGGGATGCAATACAAGTGTATGAAAGCACCTTTTCTAACTGTGATATTTCAAGTAATACTCTAATTGATAGTTCAGGAGAAACTATACAAGGGAATGCGGTACATATATCTTGCGATGCTGCGGATAAATCTATTAAAAATTTTAAAATATTAGATAATAATTTTAATAATTACAACATACTTTTAATGGGTACAGGGACTAGTGCCCCTAGCAGTGTTGAAAACTTAGTTGTATCAGGTAACAATGGGAGCTCTATAAATTGCGCAGTTACAGGGAACGTGTCTAACAGTTATTTTGACAAAAATAATCTGTCAGCAGATACAGAGGGGTTACTTGTAAGCACGTCAGGAAATATAAGTGGTATTAGTATATCCGGAAATGTTATTGATTATCATAAAAATGTAGATAGTGGAGCTTTCTCTTATGGTGTAAGAATAGAAGCATCTAGTTCACTAATACCTTCAATATTATCCAGTAACGTTATAAATAAAGTAAATATTTTAGCAGATAAAGCTTCAATAACTTCTATCGGAATCACTAATCTAAATATAGTTGATAATACGGTTAATTATAATTGGAGTTTGTCTAATTATGGATCTACACCAATAGGCAATAGTAACACCGCCGGTACATTAACGTGGAAAGGTAGCACGTTCGTATCTAAAGAAGGGGAGATTTTTAAACCAAGTATACCTACAGTTGGGAATTGGGCTGTTGGAGATAAAATTTTTAATACCTCCCCTGCGAATGGAATAAATATAGGGTGGGTGTGTGTAGTTGCTGGAACGCCAGGGACTTGGATTACTTTTGGAAAAGTTGATAGTAATCTACTGACTTTAAAAACAGGGACCACAGCACAGAGACCTGTAGTCACAGAGGTTGGGTATCAGTTTTTTGATACCACATTAAATAAAACTATATGGTGGGATGGTTCTACATGGGTAGTGAATGGATTGTATGGTTCAGGTAATGCCAATTCCATCCCTAGATTTTCAAGCACTTACGGATTAGTAAATTCAACATTAACATATGACGGAGTTGCTACTACAGTTACAGACGGTAACTTTATAGTAACAGGGAATGCTAATGGCACAAGAACATCAACTACATTTAAGAACACTACTACGAGTTTGGCAATACTAGGTTCCGAACAGAGTATTTATGGTACAAACACAGCAGACTTTGGACTTTACGTTTACGGGAACAATAAACTATCTTTTTCTACTAATAATAGTCGTAGATTAATAATTGATGGTTCTGGCTTATTAACTATATCGGTTGCTCCTACAACAAGTGCGGGAACTTATGACATTTTAACACGAAATACAAGTACAGGGTCTATTGAAAAAATTGGAAATTCACTATTTCCGTTCTTATCTGCTAATAATATTTTTACAGGTAATAATACCTTTAACAATGTTATCTCAACAATAGGAGTTACAATAGATAATGGCGGCTCAAATACAGGTGTATCGGTAATAAATAATGGTAGCGCAACAGGTATTCGAATTAATAGCGATAGCACGGGTAAATCGTTGGTTTTAAATAATGATACAGGGGCAACTGGAACACCTTTAACTATTTCAAAAAACAATGTAGATAAATTTTCTGTTACAGATGGGGGATTAGTAACCATGGGCGTTTACACAGTAGCCACCCTACCAAGCCCTACGGGCACAGCATACGCAACCGTAACGGATGCATTAGCCCCGTCCTATATGGTTGCAGTAGTAGGCGGCGGAGCAGTTGTTACGCCAGTTTTTTATAACGGTACAAATTGGATAGCTCATTAGGATTAGAACGTAAACTTTAAATTAAATAAATATGAAAAATTGGAAAACAAATTTAGCCGCACTGATTGTGGCAGGCGCAGGTATCGCAACCGCAATGGGATGGATTACAGCCGAGGTTTCGGCAGCAATTTTGACAATTGCAGGAGCGTTTGGCTTTGCCGTTGCCAAAGACAACAACAAGTAATTTTTAAAAATCCTACTATTAATTTAGTAGGATTTTTGTATTTTTGTTCAAAACCCAAAAACCTATGGCAGTACAACGATCTAAATCTTGCGAGGACCACAGCGTCGCAATTGAACTTTTAAAAAAAGATATGGAAACTAAAACGAGACACGACGGTAAGTTCGAAAAAGCAATTGATAGTTTCGATATGGCCATCCGTGACATAAATGTTTCTGTTTTAAAAATAAATGCGACTTTGGACAACTTCAAGGATTTGCCAGACAAGGTCAGGAAGTTGGAGGACAAATCGCTCATAGCCGGTTTCGTGGAGAAACTGCTTTGGGTTGCAGTTGGTGCGTTTCTGACTGTTTTCATAAATGAAAACTACATCGCCACGAGGGAGAAGAACGAATATAAAATTGAGAAAAGGAAATGAAGCTTCAAGATAAATATAAATCACTATTCGAAAAATACGGACTTACTACAAAGTTGCGGATTGCACATTTTATGGCTCAGATTGAACACGAAAGCGGATTAAAGCCTGTCAGCGAAAACTTGAATTATAGTGCCAAAAGAATGTTGGAAATTTTCAAGTCAGATTTTGATACAAATAGAGATAAATGGCTAAGTCCACAGGAAAAAGAAAAAGTGTTGTTTTTAATAGGGCATCCTGATAGAATTGCAAATTTTGTATATGCAAATCAAAATGGAAATGGTTCGGAATCAAGTGGAGAGGGATGGAAATATCGAGGTCGTGGATTTATTCAAATTACAGGGAAGGAAAATTATTTCAGATTGGCAAATGATACTGATTTGGACTGTTTGAAAAATCCTGATTTATTACTTGAAGAACCAAATGCGATGATTTCTGCTTTGTGGTATTGGAAACTAAAAGGATTAAATGCTTTGGCAGATAAAAACGATATTATCAGAATTACAAAACGGATCAACGGAGGATTAAACGGAATAGAACACCGTAAAGAATTGCTAAAAAATTACTTATGATAACATTACCATTAATACTCAAAAACATTAGAATAATCTTTATAGTTTGCTTGATAGTTGGAGCAGTTTGGCTGTATAAAGACTATCAATATCAGAGAATTGAAAACATTCGTCAAACAGAAAATAATCGCCAATTAAGAATAGCTGATAGTTTGCGTTTTTCAAGCCAAATTCTCAATGCTAATGAACTAAAAGACTATTTACAATATGAGAACTCGGATTTAAAAAACAAGCTGTCAGAAGCAGGAATTAAGAAGAATAGAATAAAAGAAATCATCAGCACGAATTATGTTTACAAAGACACTACATATCGGGAGTTTTCCGGAAAGTTTATTGATTCTACAAAATGCTTGACGATAAAAGGAATTGTGAATGCCAATGGCACCGTTTCAATAACTGATAGACAATTCCATAACAAAATGAGTGCTGTAGCTTATTGGGAGCGTAGAGAGTGGTCATTATTTGGTATTAAAACAAGGTTTCTTGGAAAGAAGCAAATGACAGCAAAAGTATTCGATGAATGTGGTGAAAGTCATGTTATAAAAATAGAAAAGAAAAATAATTGAAAAATAATATAAAATAAGTTTGTGTAATTAAAATATATGTGTAGATTTGCATAAGAATCAAGTCGGAAGGATTCAATAGATACAAAAAAAGATTCATTAGTACCCACCGACTTGGGGAAAGTGGGTCTTTTTTTGTATTGTAACGGATGGCGATTGTCGCTGTTGCCAAAAAATAAACCAAGTAATTAAATTAAACACAAATCATAAAGATGCAAACCGAACTTCAAATTAAAGACCAGTCTGGCAATAGCTACAATCGTGTGTTACCACTTGTTGTTTTGGTTGGTTGTGAAGAAAGCCAAACCATTACAAAAGAATTACGCAAATTAGGACACGAAGCGTTTTCTTGTGATTTATTACCGTGTTCCGGAGGTCATCCCGAATGGCATATTCAAGGCGATGTTTTTGAAGCCGTAAAATCAAGAAAATGGGATTTAGGAATATTTCATCCTGAATGCACAAGATTAACAGTAACAGCAAATAAATGGTATAAACCTGAATTTGCAGATAGATTTCCAACTATTCACGAAGATAGAGAAAAGGCGGTTGAGTTCTTTATGAAAATTGTAAACGTAGATATTCCTAAAATAGCGATTGAAAATCCAATAGGGATAATGAGTACAAGATATAGAAAACCTGACCAAATTATACAACCATATCATTTTGGGGATGCGGAAAGGAAATCTACTTGTTTATGGACTAAAGGACTTCCAAAATTAAAACATACAAACGTAGTTGAACCTGAAATAATCTACCATAAAAGCGGTAGAACCGATGGTAAACTACACTTTGAAACAATGAAATTACAAAAAGAAGAAAGACGAAAAGCTCGTTCAGTTACATTTCCGGGTATTGCAAGAGCTATTGCGGAACAATGGGCAGGTAACGCTTTACAATAAGTGGTAACGTTATCTCGCTTGGCGAGGTTGCTGACTTCGGAAAGATAAATTTTCAACTTAAAAATAAATATAATGCGAAACGAAAACGTGAATGAGCTACAAAATAAGCAATCTTGCCAAACGAGTGTTATGGTTAGTGCGGATTATAAAGGATATAGGATTCAAGAAGATAATACTGGATATGCTCCAAAACATTTAAGATTTAGCTTTTATATAGATGATGGAGAAACTATTGCAGGAAGTGGAGAAAGTATTGAAGATTGTAAACAACAAATCAACGAATTATGAAAACAAAGTTTAAAGGAAGTGAAGGTAAATGGGGATGTGTTTTTACATCTGACAAAAAACGTGCTGTAAGGAATAAAGGAGGTTTGATTTGCTCTTTATATCATCCAAGCAAATATCCGGGACAAGATGAAAGATATGATAACGAATTGGAGCAAATGCGAGCAGACCAAATATTAATTGCCAACGCACCTGAAATGTTAGATATTCTTTGTGAACTAGAAAACGATGACAATTCTATTCCAGAATGGTTATGGGCAAGAGTAAGAAAAGTTCTTGAAGAAACGTTAACGTAGCATTAACCATAACGTTTGTCGCTTGTACTAGGCGGCTATGCGGTTGCGTATATTCTGCCGCTTAGTACAAACGCTTGTTACCTGCTGTTTATCTCTTTTTGTAATTATTTTTAATATTTTTCTACAAAATGTATTGTTTATATAAATATTAGTTGTATATTTACACCAGAATTAAAACCAACACTAAAAAAATAGAAATTATGACAGCAGATATTAAAATAATAGGATTTACAGATAAAGTTAATGAGTGTGACTGTTGCGGTAGAACTGAATTAAAAGGAACTTACTGTATTAGTATTGAAGGAAATGAATTGTACTACGGTGTGACTTGTGCCGCTAACGTTACAAACTACACAACGGAAGTAATTAAAAAAGAGGTTAAAAAAATAGAAATAGAAAAAAATATAGCGGAATTAGTGAGTGAAGCTAAATATCAGCATTTACAAAATAAAGTTTTTAAATTAGCTCTTAAAAAAGGTATTTCTAAAAGTGAATTTCTTTTAAAATATGGTGAAGTTATTGATGAATTAACAACTGCAAAATGTTACCAATACGGAAGTTTTAACTCTTATATCAATAACAATTAAAAATGGAATCACTTGAAAAGTTTATAGAAAAAAGAATGAGACAATCGGAGTTTTCAGCAATGATGATTCCGAGATATTTAAAAAACCCAGATGCGTTTTTAGGCTCAAAAAATTACACTATGGAGCAATCTTTAGAGTTTAAAAATGAGGTTAAAAAATGTAAAGCGGTATTGAAATTTTTAAGGGAATATAATAAACAAAGAAAATGCAAAGACAAAGTATAATAATCCTAATAGAGCAGGATAAAGAGCCAATTGCAAGGGGTAATTTTAAAAAGCTATGTGATGAGTTTAATTTACCTTATCATAGCTTAAAGATGCTAAAATTTCCAATTTACTTTAAAGATTCGGTTATTTACAAAGTCGAGTTTAAATAGCAGGTAACGTCCTGCGGCTACAATTTCGGCAGCCTATGGACTAACACGCTTTCGGCTGCTGAAATGTAACCGCTGTTATGCACAGTACGGCAATTATCAACTAAATATTAATGAAATAAAATATTAAATATGGAAATTAAACACAACACGGTTACTATTGATTTAGAAACTTATGAAGCAATGAAAGAAGAAATAAAATCCTTAAAAAAAGAAGTTCAGCAAAAAACTATTTACAGAGATGTATTACATCCGATTTACGGACAAATAGTAGTTGTAATATTATTAATAGTTATTGTCTACGATATGTTTAGGTAGTATTGTGCATAACTACTATATGTACTAAAAATGTGCTAACACTAATAAACTTAATACTTCACAAATGGAAATTCCTAAGTATCTTATTTTGTATCGGAAAGAATTAACTTTAAAAGGATATTCTGAAAACACTATTAAAAATTATGTTTCACAAGCAGATTTATTTTTAAGAGGACACAATCACTTGTTTACAGAACCATCTAAAATAAATGAAGATGCGATAAAAACTTGGTTACTTCAATTTAAAACTAGAAATTCAATGTGCCATAGTATTTCAGCTTTGAAATTGTTTTACAAGATGGTTATAAAGCAGCCGATGAAGTTTCGTTATATTGAATATCCCCGTTCTGAAAAGAAACTTCCTAAAATTATTGAAAAGGAATTTTTGTTAAGTCAATTGAATAAAATCACCAATAGCAAGCACAAAGCACTTCTTACAATGACTTATTCTACAGGAATGAGAGTTTCGGAAGTTATTAATCTTTTGATAGCCGACATAGATAGTAAACGAATGATAATTTTTATTCGTAATTCAAAAGGGAATAAAGATAGGATTGTTCCTTTAAGTCAAAAAGTTTTAGAGTTGTTACGTGTTTATTACACGGAATATAAGCCTAAAGAATATTTATTCAATGGTCAAGGAAATAATACTCAATACACAGAAACAAGTTGTAATGCGTTAGTAAAAAAATATATTGGCAAAGAGTATCACATGCACTTGCTTAGGCACTCAAATGCTACAGCACTTCTCGAAGCAGGAACAGACCTAAGATATATTCAAAAACATCTTGGACATTCAAACGTTAAGACTACAGAAATTTATTGTCACGTAAGTACAAATATGCTTTCTAAAATGGCATTACCAATTTAACATACAAACTATGAGCCAACTAAAAAAACTTCAACTTGTTATTTAATAAAATAATTTTATATATTTGCAGAGTAGTTTCGGTCTCACACTAAGAAACTTAAAAGTTTAGCCTTTGCAATGAAGTCAAGAAGTGAGACCCTTGATAGATTTGTAAAGGCATTTTTATTTTATGCAATTATGGAATATTACAAAAATTTAAGTTTAGAATCAATAAAATACTTTTGTGATTTAGATAATGTTTGGAAAATCGAGGAATGGAAAGATGTTGTAGGTTATGAAGGTATTTATATGGTTTCTGATTTAGGTAGAGTCAAAAGTTTATCTAGGTCGGTTAAAAAAGACAATGGTTATCGAATTATTAAAGAGAGGATATTAAAACCTTCTATTGGAAATCATTATTTTGTGGTAAGTCTAAATGTTGATGGAAAAAATAAAGTTAGAAGGGTTCATATATTAGTTTCTGTTTCTTTTTTTAATCACGTTCCTTGCGGATATGAATTAGTAGTAAATCACAAAAACTTCATAAAAACTGACAATCGAAAAGTAAATCTCGAAATAATTACCCAAAGAGAAAATACAAATCAAAAGCATTTAAATAATACATCTAAATATGTAGGTGTTCATTTTCATAAACCAAATAATAAGTTTTGTGCTAGAATTTATATCAATAAAAATAGAAAATGTTTGGGATATTTTGAAAATGAAATAGATGCTCACAATGCTTATCAAAGAGAATTAAATTTAATACAATAGTAATTATGAGAGAATTATTATCATTTATTCGAGCTTATGAAAAGGTAAATGGATGTGAGCCTTCAATAAAAATAATAAAATTAAAGATAAAGGAACTTCTGAAAGAGGAAGTTGTCGAGAAAAAATCAGGTTCTAAAAAGATTTACTTTCGTGATTGCAAATGGTCAGATTATGATACGCTTCGAAAGGACTTGGCAAATGATTCAAACTTCGTCAAAGAATACGCTGGAGTAGATTTGAGAGCATATATCGAAGATGCTTTGGCTTGGAGTGAGCGTGGAAATTTGACAACTGAAAACGGATGGAAATTGACGTTGAAGAATTGGATGCGTAACGCTAAAAAAAGCGGAAAATTAATAATGAAACCAGTTGCAGAAAAAAAGCAAGTTGGCCATATAAACTACTAATATGAAAAAAGGGTTTGAGATTCTTAGTTACCAAAATACTTACGAAGATTTAAAGAATTACCGAGATAAAGGAGCATTGAGAGGAAAGTTTATTGGGTTTCCATTATTAGATGAACATTATACAATATCTTTACCAGGATGTACTGATGTGACAGGATTTCCTGCTTCTGGAAAATCTGAATTTTGGTTAGAAATTTTACTAAATACTTCTTTGTTTTATAATTGGAAGCATTTACTTTACGTTCCTGATGTTGGAGATAAAAATGAAACTTTAGCAATATTGATTCATAAACTTTCAGGAAAGACTTTTGATAAAAGATTTGTAAATTCAAACTTTATTTCAGAAGCAGAAGTGGACAGGCATTTACAATGGATATTGCATCATTTTATTATTCTGACTAAAGTAGATTTGAAAGCTAAAATTACTCCTTATGAATTCTGGGATTTGGCGGCTAAGATTAAATCAGAGATAGATGGAGGAATACAGACAGCTACGATTGATAGTTGGAAAGATATGAAACACGGAGTTGGAATGGATGGAGAAAGTTTTGGCCGTGATGATAAATATCTTGAAGATGTTTTAAGTTATCGAAATGCAATGTCAGAACTTCACGGAATGCACTTTGGCACCATTATTCATCCAATAAAAACGGAAGCTGATAAGGATGGTAATCGTAAACCACCAACTCCTTATGATTTGAAAGGTGGCTCGGAATGGTATAATTCTGGAAAATGTATGATAACTGTTCACCGATTAAGTGGGCATCCAAATGCAGTTGATGTTATGGTTACAAAAGCAAAGCCAAAAAGTGTTGCAAGTATTGGAAAAGTACAGATGTTTTTTGACAGAACTATTGCAAGATTTTATTGGGATGATGCCGGCACCAAAACTTATGCACAGGATAAAAACATAAAGCCAAAAGCATTATTAATCGCAGATGAACAATCAAATTTAGGATTTGAACAAGAAGATGATACTATTCCATTTTAATTATAAGATATGACACCAGAAGAAAAATCACAAATGAAATGGCATACAGAATATTTGAAACAACAGCGAAAGTATTTTGAATATGCGGACACGGCTCAATATTTACTAGAGCAACAGAAGGAGGATGATTTGCTTTTACTTCAAGATGCCTTTGTGGGTTGGATTGGAAAGGTAAAAAATGAGGACCCAAGAGGAAAAGAATTTAATTTGCTTTTGAGAAGTATTTGGAGGATTCAGTCTTATTGTGGTAATTTGGAAACCATTTGTCGGGCAGCAGTTGTTAAGGTTGTTCAATCAGAAAAAACAATTGGCAGATTAGAATCAGAAAAAAAGCTTTTGGAATTGGAGATTAAGCAAATGAAAGCAAAACACGAAATAGAAAAAAACAGTCTTGGCAAAGAAATCGAGTTCCTCACAAAAAACAGCTAGTCCAGAACAAATTTATTTTGTTCACAAAAACGGAATATTTGTCTATCCAACATCAAAATATGGCTCTTGGTTCATCGAAGTAAATAACAATGGAAAGTTGCATCGTTTTGATAAAAAAGTGCCTGAAAAGGAGTTAAATGATGCGGTAGCAAAAACAATAATTTATTACTATAACAAATTAAAAGAAACAAAAAAATAATGGCAAAAATAGAATTAACTCAGGAGCAAAAGGATTTTAAATTGGATTCGTTCACATTGAACAATCAGTTTATTTATTGGCTTACAAAAAGCGGATGTATGTGGAATTTGAAAACCACGAACAAGGAATACGACAAATTGCGTGAGGAATTGGATCACGCAACGGCAATGGAAAGTTTGAAGCGAAAAATGTTTAACTTGGCACTTAAATAATATGGGAACAGATTTAGTTTTAATCAAGGAAATAGTGATTCCAGAACCACTTAAACATTGGGATATGGTTTATAAAAAGCCAAAGTTTGATATAAAAGGGAAACCAATAACACATCTTCGTTTTTATTTATCCGGAAATTTGTTTTATAGTGATAATGGAAATGCTTTTACAATCGCAAAAATAGTTTATGAAAGTAAAGAGTTTTTATATCCTTATTTGAAAGGACTTCCAGAATTAGATAAAATGCGTTTGGAGTTTGAATATCATAAAACAACTCACATTGATTTAGATAATAAAGCAAACTATTGGATAAAGGTTTTTTTAGACATATTAAAAACGCCAACGGAACGGCAGATAAAAAAAGCAATACAGTACAAAAAGCCAATTATTACAACTAATACAATTTTGGATGATAATACAAAATGTATTGATGCTATAAGTCTTAAATTTGTACAAGGAGAGCATAAAATGATTTTTAGAATATTCGGGAGAGTAAAATCGGAACAAAAGGAACTTGACCTTTTCTTTATTTAGTAACATTAAAATCAATATAAAAATGAGCAAATTGCAAGATTATCACAAGGACAAGATTAAGGAAATCATTTCAGATTTATCAGGGCATCCAGAGGAAGCGATAAATGAAGAAATTGAATTGAAAGATGGATTGGGTTTAGATTCATTGGACGTAGTTGAGATGATGATGAAATTCGAGGAGGAATTTAATTGCAACATTCCTGATGAAGATTATGCCGATGTAAAAACGGTTGGGGATGTTTTCAAGGTTGTAGAAAATAGAATCTAATTGCTATGAGTAAGATATTAGTATTAGATTTGGAAACTACAGGCTTTCTAAATGAAAACGGAAAGATTGTTGAGATTGGTATCGTTGAACTTGATTTGGAAAATGGCAATAAAAAAATAATTTACAATCAAGTTTGCCACGAAAAGGGAATCACCCTGGAAGATGTTGAAAAGTCTTGGATTGTTCAAAATTCTGATTTGAATGTGGAGCAGATAAAATACTCTCCAAGTTTGGATAGGATAAAACCAACTGTTCAGTTAATATTAAATGATTATCCTTTGGGAGCCACAGCATTTAATAATTCATTTGACTTCGGATTTTTGGAAAATCGAGGTTTTGTATTTCCAAAGAAATTAGATTGCCCAATGAAACTTTCTACTGATATTTGTCAATTACCAAGTCCAAGAGGAGGTTATAAATGGCCAAAGGTTCAGGAAGCGTATGATTTCTTTTTTGGAAAAACGGATTACATAGAGCAACACAGGGGAGCCGATGATGCTTTTCATGAAGCAGAGATTGTTTACGAACTTTACAAGCGTGGAATTTTCAAATTAAATTAATAATTAAATAGTAGAAAAATGAACAAAAAATTGGATTTAAAGAGCTTTGACTTACAGAAAGTAAGTTTCAATGCAAAAAAGGGATTGGTTATAGATTTCTATGATGTGAACAGTCCGAATGATTTGTGGAATGTGGACAGTGATTCACAACCTCATGAAGATTACCTGAAAGCGTTAGATGCTTTGAAAGAAGTATTTGCTTATTCTATCGGACTCAACAATGGATGGGAATTTGCAAGGGAAAACAACCGTAAAAATGAGGAGGCTTTGAAAAAGTCAATTCAGTCTTGGAAAGATGAAATTGAGAAATTTACCATCAAATCAATGACTACTGTAGGAGTTGGAGACTCAAAAGGAATCAAGATTGCAGGTTCTATGAAAACAGACCTTGGAGTAATTGGACTTTATTCTCCAATAGTTAGATTTGACGATTGTGTTACTAATTCAATTGATGAAGAAGTAATGGTTGGAGATTTAGCAGAAGTAGCTTTTAACAAGATTCAGGAAGAAGTTTGGGGATTCATTTTCAAAGGAAAAAGAGGAGGAGAGCTGTTCACTGCTGAAACTGTAGAAAGTGGATTGAATGGAGTTCCAAAGATGATGAAAGTTGGGTAATTTTAAGCAACGAGTTTGTAAGTTATCGGGAGTTGTATGGAAGCAATACAACTCCCTCCAGAAATGTAACTGTGAGGAATGCCAAAAGTTACCAAAAAAAGTTGCAGTTAAAAAAGCATACACTATTCCACAAGTTTCTGATAAAAGGAAAATAGAAAATGCAAAATACACCGTTTTAAGAATTGAATTTTTAGGCAAAAAAGAAAATCAAATTTGTCCGATTACAGGATGGCCAGCAACAGAAATTCATCATACTTATTGTGGAAAAGACAGAGCAAAATATTATTTAGATACTACAACGTGGATAGCAGTTAGTCGTGATGGTCATAATTACATTCACGATAATCCAAAGGAAGCAAGAGAATTAGGATATTTGAAATAATGTATTATCTTTGCAGAGCTAGTTCGTTAAATATGAAATCACAATTAAATACCCGATTACTTACATTGCCTTCGCAAATACTTTGCAGACGGACTAGCCTTTGTCTGTAGTCGGTATTTATTGTTATGGAAAATCAAATTGAAGTTTGGAAAGATGTTGTTGGGTACGAAGGTGTTTATCAAGTAAGTAATTTTGGGCGTGTTAAAAGTTTGTCTAGGATAAGGGTTAATGGAAGGTCTAAGTGTCTTACTAAAGATAAGGTATTAAAAAACGCTAAACCTAATTGTAGCAGAAAATACGAACAAGTTGATTTATTGGGGGAAAACAAATTAATTCATAGACTTGTTGCCATTGCATTTATTCCTAATCCTTTTAATTTGCCACAGGTAAATCATAAAGACGGAATAAAAATAAATAATTATCCAAGCAATTTAGAATGGTGTACAGTTAGTGAAAATGCAATACACGCTTCTAAAAATAAACTATCATCTACAGGAGAAAAACATTGGAATTCAAAACTTACTGAAAAAGAAATTGTAGAAATACGATTAAGTAATTTAAGTCAAAAGGAATTAGGGGAAATTTATAATGTTTTACAAAGCACAATAAGCCAAATAAAACTAAATAGAACTTGGAAGTATATAAATTAAAAACATAAAAAATGGCAGAAGTAACTGGTAAAATCAAGATTATTGGCGAATTACAATCATTCGCAAGTGGATTCACTAAAATTCAAGTAGTGGTAACAAGTGATGAACAATATCCGAGTGATATTCCAATAGAGTTTTTAAAAGATAAAGCAAATCTATTAAAATCTTTCAATGTTGGAGAGTCGGTAAAAATTGATGTGAACATTAAAGGTTCTGAATATCAAGGAAAATATTATGTTGGATTAATTGGATGGAAAATTACAAGTGTGCAACCTACATACCATCACGTAGGAAACGTATCTGCTACCCCTCCTGCAAACACGGCACAAACCCAAACTAATCCTGCTCAAATGGGTGGGCCGTTGCCAGGGGAAGATGAACCAGATGACCTGCCATTTTAGCATTATAAACTGATAATTAGAAACCAACTCTTAATCGGGTTGGTTTTTTATTTTAAACATATTTTTAAAATAAATTAAAAATAAGTTTGTAGTAATGAAATAAATTTGTACTATTGCATAAGAAATTTTAAATAAAACA